ATCAAAAACGCTTTCAATCTTTAGACGAAGCAGAAGAGGCTGCAATTTTAGAGGGTGATGTTGCTAAGGTTAGAGCAATTCAAAAGCAAAGAAATGAATTAGAAAAAAATAAAATTTCTTTTAATGAAAATAAAATTGAAGAAAAAATCCAAGAAGAACCAAAATCACAAATACAGCCTGAAGATAAAAAAATATTTGATAATTGGATTCCAGACAATACTTGGTTTTATGAAAATTCACCAATGAGGGGATATGCAGAAACTTATTTTAGCACTTTATCAGAACGCATTCCTCTTAATGAAAGATTAGAAATGGTTACTGAAGAAATTCATTTAAGATTTAGTGATAAATTTAATAATACTAAAGCTCCGAGTGTAGAAAGTGGTAAAAGAGGCATAAATGTTGGTAAAAAACAATATACTTATAATGATTTACCTTTAGACGTGCGTCAAACATGTCAATATTTTGCAAGAAAGCATAATTTTACATCTGAGCAAATAAAACAAATGCAGCTAAACGCTGTTAATGACTATTTTAATAATTAATAATTGAGAAAATTTATGACAAACAAAAATATTGATTCAAATAGAGAAAATTCAAAAGAACACGTACAAGAAAGGGTTTCTACTTACAATGATAGAGAAATTAGACTTACTAATCGTGATGTAGAAATTGTAAAATTACCAGATGGAAAAGAATTTATTAGAAAACCACGCACATATCTAAAAAGACATGGTGCTTTATCAGACTTACCCAAAAAGGCAGGTTTTATAAGGCGTTGGGTTTCTGGTAATATTCCTAATCGATTACAAGATTTAATCGACTTAGGATATAAACCTGCTACTGATGAAAATGGATTAGAAATTGCTCCAATCAGAGGTGGTCAAAATAAAATGGGCGAAACGTTTATGCGGTATGCCATGGAAATTTCTGAGGAAATGAATGAAAAAATACAAAGAGATAATCAAAATAAAATAAATAATCGTCAACAAGAAAACATTGATAAACTTTCAGGAAAAGATCTTGGTTTAGGTTCAATGACTTATGTTGTAAAAGATCAAAAAAAATTAATTAAATAATTATGACAAATTTAAATACTCCATACGGATTAGTACCCGTTAAGAACTCTCCTTTTGTAGAGATTCCTAAAAATTATTACTACATTCCTTCTAGCTATGCAACTGCATTATTTATTGGTGATCCAGTTGTAAAAACTGGAACATCTAATACTGTAAATGTAACATCTGCGGGTCGTTCTTTTAATGCAGGTTCTTTACCTGAAATTAATAAAGCAACTGCTGGTGATAATAATGCTATTACTGGTGTTATTATTGGTTTTCTAGCTAACCCAACTAATTTAAATGCTGCTTACAATCCAGCATCTACTGAACGTGTAGCTATTGTTGCTGATAATCCACTTCAAGAATTTGAAATTCAAGAAGAAACCGCAGGAACTGCATTAGCTGCAACTTCTGTTGGTTTAAATGCTAATTTGGTTTATGCTGAATCAGGTTCAACTATCACTGGTTTATCTGGTGCGGAGTTGGATACTTCTACTCCAGCAACTACCTCAACATTTCAATTGAAAATTTTGAGATTAGTCGACGCCCCTGATAATGCTATTGGTCAACATGCTAAATGGCGCGTTAAAATTAACAATCACACAGAAGCTAACGCAACTGCTGGTATCTAATATTAATTATAAAAATATAAAATTATGTCTATTATAGTAACTGGAACAATTCCAAAAGCTCTAAAACCCGGAGTAAAAACTTATTGGGGAGCGTATACAGAAGATGATCTTTTAGCATCAAAACTTGTCAAAATGGAGTCAACAGACGAACAATTTGACGAAGATGTGTTAATTTCACCTTTTGGTCTTTTAAAAACTAAAAACGAAGGTGCTGGTGTTGATTATGATTCAATGTCGCAAGGCTATGTATCAAGATACCAACAAAGAACTCGTGCATTAGGTTATCAAGTTTCTTGGGAAGCTCGTAAATTTAACAAATATCTTAATGTCGTATCTAAAGGTAACGAATATTTAGCATCTTCACTTCGCGAAACTAAAGAAGTAGACGTTGCTGATTTATTTAATAATGGTTTTGATTCAAACTACACTTTTGGCGATAATAAAAAGTTTTTTGCAACTGACCACCCAAGCCGTGCAGGTAACTTTTCTAATACTTTAGCAACTCCTTCTGATTTATCAGAGGAAGCTTTAGAAGAATTGTGTATTCAAATTAGAGAAACTAATAATGATAGAGGAATTAAAGCTAAAATTAAACCAATTTTACTGCAAGTCCCATCAGCCTTAATGTTTGAAGCTACTCGTATTTTAGAATCTCAACTTCGTGTTGGTTCTGCTAACAACGATGTTAATGCTTTAAAATATATGGGCTTGTTTTCAAATGGAATTGTAGTTAATCCACATTTAACTTCTGATGACGCTTATTTTATTAAAACAGATGCTCCAGAAGGTGCTAAAATGATCACTGCCGTTCAGGGTGAATTTAGCAATGATGGTGCTTTTGAATCAGGAGATCATAAATATAAAATTATGACTTCTTATTCAGTAGGCGTTACTGATCCTCGTGGCTATTTTGCTTCACAAGGCGTTTAATTTTAACAGTTGTCCTATATTTTGGGTAAAAGGGAGTGAAATTCTCCCTGCAACATTATTTATAAAAATTTATGGCTACAAATTTTCCTAAAGGCGTTAATAATATTACCGCACAAAACATTTTGGGTCAATTGATCCAACCTGATTTTACTCAAACTCACACTTATTTTGATGATTTTGATACTTATACAGCAGGTGACTGGACTGTTACCGAAACACAAGCTGGAGCAACACAAGCTTTAGCTAATGTTGATGGTGGCGTTCTTTTGCTTACAAATAGTGCCGCAGATAATGATTTAAACGCTTTGCAAAAAGTTGGTGAATCATTTAAATTTGAAGCTGGCAAAAAATTATTTTTTAAAGCACGCTTTGCTGTTTCTGATGCAACTGAATCAGATTTTATAATTGGTCTTCAAATTACCGATTCTACTCCATTAGCTGTAACTGATGGTGTTTATTTCAGAAAAGATGATGGAGACGCTAATTTAGATTTTGTAGTTGTTAAAGATTCAACCGCTTCAACTGCAACTGCAATTGCAACTGTTGCTAATAATACTTATTTAACAGTAGGTTTTTATTATGATGGTGTAAGTGAAATTGTTTATGCAGCATCTACAAACAATAATAATCCAACTATTCTTGGTAAATTAGCTGTAACCAATTTACCTGACGACGAAGAATTAACAATTTCTTTTGGTATTCAGAATGGTGAAGCTGTAGCTAAAACTATGTCTATTGATTATATTTTTGTATCAAAAGAAAGATAGGAGCAAACATGCGAAGAATCGAAGTCAAAATGGATTTAGCCGATGTTGATCCTAATGGTGTTTTTGAAAATCAAACATTAGGATCTGCGGGTAATTTTAATTTAAATGGAATTGGAGTTACAAATAGTGAGTGGGTAAGTCCTGATGGTTTTGCAAAAAAAATTGGTTTTGGTTCTACTGGCAACATATCTGGTGTTAATTTTGTTATATCTGGTTATGAAGACAAAAATAAAACTATTCCAATTAGCGAAACTATAGCTGGACCAAACAATAACACTGTAGAAACTACTAACTATTTTTATTCTATTCAAACAATTTCAGCAAGTGGAGCGGTTGCAACAAATGTTGAAGCTGGTCCAGTTGATGAAGCTATTTCGCAAATAATTCCCATTAAAAGGACATATTCTGACAGAAATGAAAGAATTACTGGCTTGACATTTATAAAAACGGGGACTATAAATTATACAGTTCAACAAACCAATGATAATGTTCAATCAAAAGATGATAGAACATTTAATTGGTTAAACTCAGATGATAGTAATGTTGTAAATGCAACAACTTCTAAAAATAGTAATTATACAACTATGCCAATGGCTATGCGTGTTAAAATTAATTCCTATTCAT